CGCCCGTAAACGAGTTAACAGCTGACTTACCAAAAGCCACAAAAGCGGCAGCGCTAAGGCTTACGCCTAATACGCGGCCTAGACTCTTTACGCTACCCGTGAGTTTTTTGGTAGCTTTGTCAGCATCTAGAAAAGCCTTTTTACCTAAGAATTGACTGGCTATATTTACTACTAAATCGGTAGCCATTAGGCAGCTCTCCTTGTATGCTCATAAAACATTTTTGAGGCATTTTCTAGCGCCTTAATAACAGCTGCATTAGCTCGCCCGTTATCCTCAGCCCAGGCTCTAAAGATTAAGCGACCAGTTTGCTTGCGCCCTGGGCTACCTACTAAACCTTTAGGGCGAGCGTTGACTAGCTGGCCTGTACTGTTGAGGTTATCTATAAACTGTTTGCCAGCGTTAGGGTTAAGTGAATTGTTATAACCTTTACGCTCAGAGTTATCCTTTTCTTGATAATACCTGATAGTAAAATCTCCTGGGCCGTCTCCTGTGCGATAAACAACACTCGCAGGTTTATAGTTTGGTTGACCCTGTGCATTTTTACGGCCTGCTGTCTCATAGATTGCACCGCCTGCAGACTTGTTAATAATGCGAGCTAAAGCTACAAAGCCGTTTTTATTAGGCTTAGATGGTGAGGTTGAATAAGTAATGCCAGCCTTAGCTTGCATAGAGTTAAACTTAGGAAATGGACGATAAGCCAGGTTTTCTGCACCGGCTAGGTTTTTAGACCAGCCAGATAAGACTTGCCCGTCATTAGGAACGTAACCTCTAGCTACTGTAGTAACAGTTTTTAGAGCTGCCGCCATCTGTGACTGAGTTTCTTTAGATAAGTCAGGAGCAAAACGCTTAAGGGCTACGCGGAGCTGTACGGCCCCTTCTAGCTCTACTGGCATTTTGTTGCTCCTTAGCTCTATCGTTTATAACCTTTAACATATTCTTAAACATATACGTATCTAGGTCTAGTAAATACTGGGGCGGGATTCCTGTTTCAACGGCTAGTTGTGCGACCAAATAACCAAAAGAACCCCGACCCACTATTGCGAAGGGTCATCATCTAACACTTCAACCTTAACTAAAGTGTCCAAAAACTCTGCCCCAAACATCGGTACAGTTTGCCCGCTTGTGCGTAAACACTCCCAGGCCAACCAGTAGACATCCGTTTGGCGCTCTAAAGTACGAAACGCAACGTGAAATCCCATCTTTGCATATAACTCAAAGGCCCACTCAATTTTTGGCGTTATCTGATGCTCAGATACGCTGCCGTCAGCCCTTGTTATTTTAAGTTTTGCCATTGTGTTAGCCCCTTTGCTTAGTTGGTTATACGGTTGTGTCTACAACGATTACGCTGTTGCAGGTAAAGGTAATGGATTGGGTAGAGATGTCTCCTACTGCGCCGTTAATATCTGTTGTGTTATTAACTAGCACAGTTGTTTGATATTCAGGGTTTGCAGCCGAGATAACTGCGCTTGTTTGCTTTAGCGTTAGTGGCACAGTTGTACCCCAGGCAGCCTGCAAAGTCTGTAATACCTCAGATGTAGCAGTATCGTTGAGAAAGTCTAAAGTAATAGTGCTGGCCTCTAGGCCCTTAACAAACTTATGTGCGCTATCGCCCATAGCTGTTACCTCAAGCTCGTCAAAAGTACGGTTGATAGTTGCACTTGTTACGTGGTCAGATAAGTCAACACTATTTAGCGTGACCACTACCCCGTTAGATAAAAATATAGCCATCGCTTATGCCTCGTCCTTTTCTGTCGTTGTTTCTGTAATTGGTTTTGGTTTTGTTACTTTAACCTCGACAGGCAACTCTTGGCCTATCTTGATTAAAAACGCTTTATCTTCATCGGTTAGTGCCATAGTTTAACTCCAGCTCGTTAGTACGGATATTTGTAAGTCTGCCGTTAATAAATCACCACTTGCTACACTTAAAACGCTAGGTGCAGATACGCTAGTAACATTAAATACGATTGCACTTGCAGCTAGTTTAGCAAACACAGCTACAATAGTGTCCTCTATGCCTTGTAAGTTGCCTTCATTAGAAAACATTGGCACCGTCATAATGACCTTTAGGTTGGCCATAGGTGAAATGCTGGCATAAGAGTTATTGCTAGGGCTTATATATGGGTCAGCCGGTGCTACTACAACGCTGTTAGCCAAGATTGTGCTAGGCGGATACGCAAAAGTACTCCACACGCCGACATTAGCTAAAGCTGCAGCTACCGTGCTACGTAAAGTAGTTATGGCGGCTGTCATTAGCCCACCATTGTATTAGGGCTAAGGTAAGGCGCTAGCAAACCGCGTACGGATGCCATTAAAGTATTGCTCATCTTAAATGGGCTAGGGCTATATCCATCTACGCTAGTGCCGCCGTTTTGTGTGCTAAATCGAGATGTCCAAATATTCTCAGCTAGCATTAACGCCGCCGCGTTAATAGCTGGGGTATTGGCGTAGGTAGCGGTTTTTGTATCGTCACCTGTCATAGTGCCATAAGGCAATACGCGCCTAAAGTTTTGATTGCTTGCAGTCTTTGCATATTGGATAAAGCTATAGCCCTGAGGGAATTGCCAGTAATTAAGTTGCATATTAAATGCAGGCAAAAGATTAGCCGTACCTGTGCTAAAAGGAATCGTGCCTGTGATTGTATAAGTACCATTAAAAGTTGAACCTGCCCCGGCAACCGTAACGGACTCGCCAACAGTAAAGATGCCTGGGTTAGCCACCATTACCGTAGCAACATTATTTACTAACGCAGTACCTACTACTGGCGCACTATCAAACCACAAAAAGCCGTTAATTAAATCTTGTGCGGCTTGGCACGTATCCTCTATCCAGGTATAAGAATCGTACAAAGTCCCAACGCCCAAGCTAGCCTTCAAGGTAGCGGCGTTCACATACGTGGCGGGCATTTTTGTACTCCTATCTTACTTAGGTTTGGTAGGTCTCAAAGGGCTAAGAGACCTACCAAACTATTAGTGGGTTTTTATTATGTTAGGTTAAAGCGGCGGATACCACCGGCGATATTTACCATAGTGGCCATATAGCCATAAATAGCAATTTGTACCTGAAGATTAGATACAACGTTAACTGACATATAAGCAGTTGGTGACTCAAAAACTGTGAACGCTTCAGGCGCAATAATAAACGCTGACTCGTCAATAGTTGTTGAAACAACGTTACGGTCAACAAATAGGTCTAAGCCCATAACGTTGCCCTTAGCGCTAGTAGTTGCAGCGTTGCCGCCGTTATTCATTGGGTTAGCCGCTGAATAAATTGGACGCCCAGTTGAATCGGTTGCGCCGAGCAACAAACTCCATTGGCTAGACCCTGCCAAGTAATTCTTAGCAAAATAGCTTGAGTTTGTGTAAGCGAGTGGTGCCTCTGTTGAGATGTATGAAATGATGCCAGCTGATGTAGCTGCTACAGCTGTAGCTTGTGTACCGCCAGCTGTAAGAGCTGCAATTACTGCAGCATCGGTTACCTTGAGATAGTTATTTGTTAACTCGTTAGTAATAGCATCATAAAAGCCAGGGTCAGACCTTTCCAAAAGCTCGATGCTTAGTGTCTGCATACCACTATACTTGGAAATACTTGAAGTCAAATATTCTGAGACAGCATCGGTATTAGATACTGCTCCACCTTCAGCTTCAACTGTTACCGTTGGGTAAGTTGTAAACTTAGGACGGTTAATAGTCATACCGCTAGCTGGCACGGTTTGGCGGTCAACGCACTCAAAAGCTGGACGGCCAAAATTACCCTGTGTGGATACGATTGACTGTAGATATTGAGTAGGTGTAAAACCTAAGCCAGCGCTTGAGAAATCATCGGCTGCAGTAACGAAAAGGCGTGATTCTTCATCGCCTAGTGATGCTTTTACTTTACGTGCTGTGTACGCGCCCATAGACGTAATATCGTGGCGTACTCTTTGTGAGTTTAATGCACTTGGCATAATGATTTTACGAGCTGCCTCTACTGTAGGTGCAGCCTGCTCTAAGGCATCTGTTGCCTCAGGTGCGTTTTCTTCGGGGGCTGTAGTCACAGCGGCCTCGCTTTCTGTTTCGGTTTCGGTTTCGGTTGTTGTTGAGTTTATTACTGTGTTAGTTGTTGTAACTTTAGTTGATGCTGCTTCTACTGGCGTTACTGGCATATCGCCTACAGCTGCTGCAATACTTTGCACCGCAGCGCTAGAAAATGCGGCGCTCTCTACAAGTGATACCTCGCGTAAGGTAGCAGCGGTGACCAGGAGGTAGTTATCTTTAGGCTCTGATGCGGTAACTTCCACACCAACGGATAGGCCGTCCATCAACTGTTCCTGGGCTAGCAAAATTGCCGTGTCACCCGGCATACTTGAGCTAATCTTAAAGCTCGCGTATAAACCATCGCTTGTACTGTTAATACTTTTCATACGTCCTACAGGCTTTGTATTATCGTGAGACATTAAAAGTTTAATTTTATTAGGATTTTCTGCGCTAATTGAATTAGGGGCAAACACAACGCGGCCTGCACTTGTGTTCCCGACTTCGCCGTAAGGAGCAATTTTGCCAGCGATAATGCGGCGCTCTCCACTATCTACAGCTTGTACTACTCCACTAAACGTTAATATCATTAGTGCCGTTCCCTCCATTAAGGCCCATTGGGCTTAGTTGTTCCATACTCTGCGCTTGCTCTAAGTCAATTAAACCTAGATTAAGCATTTTCTCTATTGCATCTAAACGAGCTGCAGTATCGGCACGTAGGAAAGTCTCATCTAGGGCAAAACGCACTACGTTACCGTGCGCCGTAATATCATCCATAGACAAACGGTTTTCAATAGCGCTAATAAATGGCTGTAAAGAATATGCAACAAACTCTTTGCGCCCGTCTAAAATGTTTTGGTACGTCATTGAATTGTTCATATCTGCGCTAATTAAATAACTTGGGCAATTCATTAACCTGCTAATTTCCGTCGCTAAATACTGGCTGCTTTCCGCATAGACCATTTCTTTGGGTGAAAATCCAACAGTTTGATAATCTAAAGTACTTGTCAAATATGCTGTACTACGTGATGCACGTGCAGCTTTCCACGCAGCTAAAATGCCACTAACTTGTGCCTCAGGCAGGTCAGCTCCCGAGTTCTTGATGAACCCCGTACTCATTGGCGTAGACAAAGCTACCGCGGCAGATTTTTGTACATCTATCGCGCTCTGTATTGTGCGGGCGCCAGTTTCTAATACGCCAGGTAATAAACTTTGTATAGTGACAAGGCTACCGATACCCGACATAGGAGCGCGGGCGCCGTTAACGCTGTAATACTTTACGGCCTCGC